CTTAGTCATACTTCTAAATGCAATAGGGATATCATTAGGCCAAGGACTTTCAGTTATTTTACTTGAAATTTCTTTCCTATCAATCACTAACGCATTTGTACCATGTTGCCAATGCTTCATTATTTCGTCGTCAGCATTTAACATTAACATAGTTGGGCGTTCTGTGTCGTCTTTCTTTTTGACGTACCTTTCCATATATTATACCTCGTCTTCCATCATGTTATACAATTCTGTTTTCCATTCAGCATGGTATTCGCAGTCTCTATAATTTTCAAACCAAGGACCACCTTCAGTATAATGTATCAAGTTTGGATTAGCTTTGTCATCATAAACTCCGACTAGATAGTTCCATGTGTGATCAATACTGCCTACTTCCTCATCTTTCAACCAGCTAAATCTATGTAAGTATGCTCCTGTGACTGTAGGATCATTTACTAGTTTTTGTGTTACAACTTTATTACTAGGATGACCACAGTTCCATAACACCATACTTGACCAATTCTTACGCGGATAGATAGTTTGTTTCTGTCCGTCCATTTTAGTACCTTCTTCGACTTTGTAATCATGTTGTACACACATTACAGCATATTTGTCATCAGCTAAATCAAATAATTCTTTAATATCTGTTCTAAGAATCATATCACTGTCCATAAACACAGCCCAACCTTTGTAATCTGTAAGTTCTGGAATAAGGAAGCGTGTGAATGTAAATTCTGTTGATGCTAGTTTGTCAACTGGGCGTGTATACATGCCTGCATCTCTTAACTCTTGTTGCTTTAACGGACGTACATCTGCTTCTGGACTACGTGCAATAATACTGTGCTTACATACTTGATATGCAATGTCTTCTCGTGTGTCATAACCTATGAATACTTTCATGGATCCCACCTTTCTATGTCATCTTCTCTCAATCTATCTGTTTCACCTTTCCACACTTCAACAATGTGTGCAGGCTCATCGCTATCGTTACATCCTTGATGCCAAACGTCTTTTGGAATATCTACAGGATTAGCAGGGTGTAATACATTTACAGCACAACCATCAAATGGATCGCCTGATCCAAATTTCATTTTGACATGTGCGTTACCGCTTACTATGTTCCATGTTTCGCTACGATGTTCGTGTCGTTGCATACTAAGTTTACTATGCGGAGCAATCACAAGTTCTTTAACTTGAAAGCCTTCCCCTTGATATAGTTCTCTATAGTGTCCCCATTCGCGTTCTATCTTAGGTGCTTTCCATTCTTTAAGTATCCAACTGCTTGAATTCTTTTTATCTTCTCCTCCCACACCAAATACAAAATCGCAATAATGCATATCACCATATGTAGCCATCTCTGGTATGTTGGTATCTGTTCTATCTCCGCCATTGGCGAAAATAAGTTTTATATTACCGTGTGTTGCCAGTGTTTTATAAATTGCACCACATGCTGTATCATCTGAGTCATCAAAACTAATAATTTGATCAACTATAGATAATCCTTTAATAATTTCAGCACGTTCTGCAAAAGGCATAAACGGTCTACCTTTTTTACGTGTGAGCCATTCGTCACTGTTAATGCCAACAACTAGTTTGTCACCAAGTTCCTTTGCGGCTTTAAAATAAGCCAAGTGTCCTGAGTGTATTGGGTCGAATCCGCCTGTAACTAATACTACGTCCATGTAGATATTTATGTATGCAGTTTATTACGGCTTAGTGAAATGGTAGGTAAAGCTGTTAAAGCCTTTAATAGGCTTACCAAATGCCTTCATTATTTCTGTTTGCATTCCGCCTATTACCTTTTTTTGAAACTTTAAGTTTGTTTTTAAGAACAGTTGTCCGCCTGGTTTTAAATGATCAAACATATTATCTTTCCAATTATACCAGTCTTCTTCTTTAAATTCTCTTGTGCGGATGTCGTTAAATTGTGTGCGTAATAAAGTTATTAGATCATAAGACTCAGGTAAAAATTCATACTTGCTAGGCATAAGTTTTAGTTCAAATAAGTTTAAGTTGTAGTGCTGATGTATTTTATACACTGGATCATCTAAACGTTTTTGTACTTCTGTACCTGAAACATCATGTCCTAATGACATACACAGTTTCATAAATTGCCCTGCACCTGTGCCTATGTCTAGTATCTTACATTTGTCACGTGCTTTTAAATTTAAATATTTTATAAAAGCAATCTTCTCTGCTGTCTTTCTATCTGTAGGAGGGAAATAACCTTCACTAGCATATACAGTATCGCTATGTTCTTTACACCATTGCTCAGTAAAATTATCAAACAAAATAGATCTACCCCATTCTAGATCTCCTCCTGTGCAATTTTGTAAACTTCTATCGCTTCTATATTCTTGTAAATTTATCATTTGCTTGTTGTTGATTTTATCCCTTGTACTTTAGTAAAATAAGGTTTGTATGCACGTAACCACGGACATAATTGTTTACACATGATAGCATCATTAGGCCACCATCCTAGTGTATCTTGTAATTCAATTACTTCTTTTGCCGCCCATGGCTTGATGATATATGCACTATGCCCTGGCAATCCTTGTGGTATCTGTTCATCGGCTACCCAAGGAACTTCTTGTTCTCCTGAGTCATCTAATTTATTATATAACTTCCAATTGAATGTAGCATGGTCAGGATTGTTAATACTAATTGCTCCTCCTTCAAATTCAAAAGGTGCAAACTGTCTTGTAAAAATAGCATCGTGTTCTAGTACTATAATTGGTTCATTTAACTCAACACACTTCTCCCATAACCTATAATGACTACCTGCGGCCGCGATGCGTTTTGTCATATCATAAGTCTTGTATGCTTTGAGTATCATACCTGTGTTAGGACATTGTTTCTTTTTAGTATGTGGCCAACACCAATCTACTTGCCACATTGTTTCAGGAACAATAGCAGTAAACTTTTCAATATCTAGTTCTGAGTTCGTGTCTTTTACAGATTGAATACATTTGTCAGCATGTAACTGACTATCATTATGATCTGGAATGGCTATTACAAATGCTTTCATTTGACCACTTTTAAAATATAACTGTCTTGTTTTTTCTTAGAAATCCAATCATGGTGTGTAACTTTATAACTATTTACAGAGTCTAATAATCCGTTCCATTTTTCTAATGTAAAATCATCTGCATGACTTTTAATCCATGGATGATTCATTTTTACTTTATCAAGATTCCAAACATCTTCAACGTAGTATGTGTTAGTAAACTCTATTAGATTTTCAAATGTCTTACGCTGTGCTTCAGGTGTATGTAATCCGTCATCAATAATAAAATCAAATTGTTGTCCAAGTGCTTTGAAATGTTCGTTACATTCAGGTGCAGTACTATCTAACTTTGCGTATGTCACTCTAGGGTCTTGTAACATTTCTAAATCTTCTGGAGGGACTCTTCCAAACGTGTCTATAGTATAGATTGTGGCATTAGGAAAATATTCTAACCACACATTAATACTTTCACCTCTAAATGTTCCTACTTCAAGTATGTTTAGTTTATTATTACGTATTGGTGCAAAGTCTGCTTCGTATAAGTCGCTATAACTATGCCATATCTTTTCGCAACCATACTTGTTAAATAATTGTTCCATTACACTCATAGCTGTACCTCAAATTGGTCATCGTGAAAGTTATTAAGTGTGTATCCAGTGTTCTTAATAAATTTATCTACAGCATCTTTAACGCCTGGTTTCTTAGGTCCATAGTCGTCACCAAATAGTTTTCCACCTGGTTTAATTTTTTCTACTGCTCTAGTTAAATCGTGTAAACATCCTTCGTATCCGTGACTTGCATCTACATATATCCAATCTAGTTTCTGCTGGAATGTATCGAACCAGTGCGATGTTGACATGCGATGTATAGTTACAGGTCTTCCATAAAAACTTTTTTTAACATCTTCGTATATTTTATCATAATATCTTTGGAATCCTTCTGTTGTTGCTTCTCCTGTAAGTTTTGAATAGCGGTGCAAGTATGCTTGATAACCGCCAAATTCGTTAGAACCTTCAAATACTTCAGGTGCCCAGGCATCAACTAAATGTATATGACTAGCACGTCTTAAAAATTTTACAGAACTTTCACCCTTCCATACACCTAGTTCTGCTCCAACACTATATTCTGGTATACGTTTCCAGGTTGCATCTGTCCCTGGATTTTTGCCAAACATCATAATCTGCTCTCCTATAATTACTTATTACATCTTTTCTACAAAGCCATGCATACTGGTATGTATATCATTAGTCCATTCGCTCATTACTTGATACCATCCCCATTCGTTAGGATATAACTTACATTCTTTTACAAGTTGTCTAAGTAATGCACGGTTAAAATGTTTGCGATGATGTATTAAAAAATCGCTAGGCAAAAAGCCATACCAATCATCATGTGGGTTAGTTTTGTCAACTTCTTCAATTAATCCTGATCCAAACTTTGGACCTCTATTAGGTCTTGTTAAAAATCCTACAGGTCCTTTTTCGTAGGCTTTACGTAACCAATTGTGCAAATTTACTCGGCTATCAATTTGAGTATTCCAATCAACTCTAATAATTAAATCATGATGCTCAGGAATTTTAGTTAATAAGTCAGCGTGTGCAATCATAGGTGCTATACCAAAGTACAAGTCGTCAAATAACTCTTTTGACTTAACGTATTGTGCATACTTGGCATGCTTAGAAGGTGGATTAACTTCCATAGGATGATAATGCCATTTAGGATAATGCATAGTAAACAATCTATCGTGGTATTCTTCAGGTATAAGATTAGTCTTATTAGTCCAAGTATGATAATAGAAATTGACACCTGGTATTTTTAGTCTCAGTTGATCTACAATAATACTGTTCTTATCATTAACACCACTTACACAAATTGCTATATTCATTTGAGAAACCAATTTTGTATGTTAGTTGCCATAAGTTTATGACTATTAGGACCCGGGTGTGGGTTTGGTACATCTAATGCATCATCTATCTTGAAATTATTTTTCCAATTAAATTTTTTAAACTGTAAGTCTCTTATATGAAATTTTTTAAAGTATTTAGGATCTACATCATAATGTTCAGCTTGTAAATGAAAACTTTTTATACCTTTGTTTTTAAGAAATGCGTGTACAAAATTCATTCTAATCATCTGGTTTAATGTTGCGTTCCAGTCTTCATGAAAGGTTTCGTAATATGTTCCTACGTGTTCTTTGAATGCGTCTGCATCGTTTGGAAAATACCCATCAGTATTTTTTATATTTTTCCAAAAAGATTTTGGCATATTATCTAAAAATCCTGGTAGCATATGTAATTTTCGTTCGCCTTCGGTAGTGTAAATAGTTTCTCTATCATTATTTGACCACATAACAACAACTACTGTATTTTTTGTATACTTAGGATAATCAACTATTTCTTTAGTAATCATTAGGTTGCTTGATCCAGGCTTTGATACATTATCAACTTTCATTCCTGTTAGTTGACCTAATACGCTAGGCCATGCTTGCTCACTGCATACAGGTCCATTGCTACCATCAGCCGCAATACAATCTGACAGTCCATGACCGTATGTAAAGCTACATCCAAATGTAACTAGTTTGTAGTCTTTCCAGCCCATATGTTTTTCCTTGCTCCTGTATCAAAATCAAAGTCCCAATAGTCAATATCTTTTTGATACCATTTTGCTATAAGTTGTATTGTCCTACTATTGTATAAAGTTCTATAGTCCTCTTTAATGCTTGTTACATTTCGTGAACGTGGCATTTCAGCCATGTTAAAATATTTAAGTACATCTTCTTTTAGATGCTCTACACGTAATATATCACAACGAACATTACCTTCTAAGTCAGTTACATGATGTAACTGAGGATGCCAGCCTCGTATAGCTCTATACCATGTATATTTTTTATCATACCATTTGTTACGTTCATCTAAAAAGTGTTCAAGTGATCTTGTATCAGCATAAGATGAATCTATATTTCCTCTTTGAACCGCTTCTTTTGCAAATAGATAACGACTAACAACTTTACTCCATGGATTACGCACTACAGCAAATGCTTTATATTGATCTGTTATATTTCTACTTACATCTCTCCAACGTGCATGTTCAACTCCTTTTACATCACGTTCACCATATTCTTTCATAGTGTTGTTAAAATCTTTAAAGTTTTCAATCCATTTACGTTGGACAGGAAGTATTTTATCCTTAAACACTTCGCTACCACGTATAGTCATGCCTGCATTTTTTGGAATATGTATAAAAAGTTTTTGCATTAGTATTTTGTATAATCCTTTTCTTCTACTACATCTGACTTTGTAATAATGTTAATCATCTTTTTAATTTTTGCACGATTGTCATTCTTTATATAAACATCTCTTGCTAATTTAACAAATTTTGCACCAAAGATTTTATCAGCTTCACATTCACGTTTGCTGTTTTCTATGTCCCAAAGTTGTTCATTAATTGCTTGTAATTCTTCAACTAAAGCATTAACTTCTATATCATTGTTAAATGCTTTGCTTTCTAAATATGCAAGTTCTTTATTTACATTTTTAATTTGTTCTTGGTCTGTAAGTTTCTTTTGTTTAATTTTAAGTATTGTAATTTTATCAAACAGTTCACCGACAGATACTTCAATTGATACCATCATTAATTTTAATCCCGTTATCTTTAGCCCTATGCATGTGATGACTCCAGCGGTCTTTAGGACTCAAAGTATATATGTGAATGTTCTCTGGAGCAAAATAAACTTGTGACATATGCATAAATCCACTATCAACGCCAACATGATAAGTTGCTTTTGACATTGCGTATGCAATATGTTTTAAACTATCTCTAAGTTTTATATTTTTTGATTCGCCACCTACAACTACTATTTCATAGTCTTTATACTTGTCAAGTATTGCTTGTCGCTGTTTAGGTTTAATCATACGTTTCTTAGATGTGCTATCAAACTGCACAGTAATAAATTTTTTAGGTAGTTTTATATCTTGTGGCTCTGCATCAAATTGCGGGAAGTGTCTTAGATAAGGTGTGAGATCAACACCTTCTTTGGGTTCAAACCGTTGAGGATAGTCAGCATATATTTGTGCATGTCCGTTATATGTGCGTCTTACATAGTCTACAAAATCTGCATTATCTTTCGGTTCGCAATCAAGGTGTGGCATAATTGCAACACTGCCTTTAGGGAATAAACTTACTATCTCTGGCCAACTTTCAGGCTTATGTCTATTCCATTGATACTTTGTAAGATGCAAAGTTACAGGACTCTTTTCCATAAGTCCGTAGTTGTATGACAGTAATACACTGTGTATCCTATCTCCTAATCCAGGCGCACCATAGTGAAAGTTTTTCTTTACAGTGCTGTAAGCTCTCATTACTAAATGTTTCAATTTATCACCTGCATCAAGTCTGTAACATTCTCACCTTTTTGTGGTAATAAATCTTTTAAGAAAAAATGTATAAAATATGCTTTGGGTATTTGTGCATCTTCTATGCCTTTGAATAATCCATTCCATCTCCAGTCCATATTGAGTGTAGGAATATTTTCTTTCTTGACCCAATAGTTTAGAAGCATTTGATCAGTTGACCATTTACGATATCCTATACCATCTACAAAGTCTTTGAATTCTGGTCTGCGTATAAATTGTTCTGCTGTTTGTCCTTTTAGGTATGGTAAAAACTTTTGGCAATTAATAACCATCATTCCCATATTGTAAAACTCAGCACCTCTATGATCCCACTTCCAATCTACATCGGTTAAGTTTTCAAATGCGGCTTTTGAATATTTTCTAATTTTGCTTTTGTATTTTTTAGCACAAGGTAGTTCACGTTCTGCTACAGCACCAAACGCATACTCTTTTGTAAGATCCCAAAAAATGTTTGGTGCATCTGGTCTTATATAGATGTCGCTATCTATAATTGCAATTTGTTCATACTCGTGTAAGTGAGTAAACGCATTTTCTTTTTCGTATATAGGCATGTAACCAAGACGTTCAACTGCTTCTTTACTACGTCCTGTAACAGCCATGTCTGGTCTAATCTTAAGTATAGGTTCACGTTGAACAATATGTTTCATATTGTATTTGTTACAATAATTAGCAACACTTTGTATACAATGTTCGTACAGTTTGCTTTGTGCGCCAACTGCTACCTGATAAACCATTCTCTTCATGATAAATCCTTTGTAAAACTTACGTTAGTTTTGTATGTAACTTTACTGTACTTATCGAACCGCATATCAACGATTCCATCACACAGCATCCAATCTGCAGGCATTGCTCCATTAGCATGTACCCAATCTAAAATTTTCTTTGCACCTTCTGGTGTAATGCGATATGCTCTAGCACCTTCATACCAATTCCCAGGAGGTATAGGTTTTGCTTTTTTAAATCCTTCAAACTTGTATACATCACATTCTTCGTATTCGCCCATTGGCTTTTTAAAAACAACGTCATGTTCAAATATACATATTGGCTTATTTGTTGTGTGGCATTTTTGCCACAGTAAGTACTGACTTAAAAAACATCCTTGAGTGCCTGGCCTAGCAAGTAATCGTTGTGCTTTCTTATGTTGGAATACTTTTAGATTAAAATCAGTAAGGCCTTGTTTCATACCGTTAACACCTTCATATAAATCTAAATCCCAGCCATGTTTATTTCCTGTTTCTATCGCACGACTAGCCATACTTACGCTATTAGGATAGCTTGGAAGATATATTACATAACCCTTCATTTATTCTTTACTTCTTGTATTTCTTTTATTACTATATTATACCAATGTTCTGGTAACCAACGTAGTTGAGCTTGTTTAAATTTTAATCCTTCTTTTTTGTTACCTTTGCCTGTACTAAAAATATTATTAGCTTTTATGCCCCAACTGTTCCAATTGTAACCTATATGATCGTATGTGTTTCCTGAATCAGCCCATTCTTTCATTACATGCCTAAGCACTACTTGATCTACAAACCAATAGCAACCTTTTTCGAAAGCAGTAGTTAATCGTCTTGCAAATAAATTTCTCCAAGCTATTCCTTTATCTCCTGTGCCAGGACTTAAGGCACTTGCAATAAAAATATGTTGTTCTTTTGGTTTAGGCATAACACCTATGTTTGTTGTAACTTTTTCAAATTCAATCAAATGGAAACCGTTACGCAATATACTATCGCAATCAATTTGTAGTATTCTTTGTTTATGATTTGTAAATATTTCAGCCATACGTATAAATCTTACACTTGCTAGGTATGTGCGTCTTGCTATATAATCTAGATCAGCAGTTTTAAAAATTTGCATTCCTTCGCCCATCATGCTTTTATTTTTAGGCAAGTCTTTGTAAAACTGTTCGTTAGTATCTTCCCAAGTATATGTAAATTTATAAAGATTACTAATATTTTTTAATACATTATGATCAATATTACCTTCGTTAATAATATGACAATGTATATGTACCCAACCTACTGTTCTACTAATACTTTGCTGTAGAGCAAATCCATGTCGATCAAAATAATTATAGTCGCAACTAAAATATATTATATGCGGTTCGTCTCTAGGACACATATATCCTTGTATTTCAGGAAGTTTAAACATCTCTTGCTAGTCCTGGTCTATATCCAATAATGGCATTCTTTTCGCCTCTACCTATTTTTCTAATCATTCTATAGCCAAGTGGTGTAAGTATATTTCTAATACTGTCTGCATGAAATCCGTAACGTTGAGGATGATCTTTACATTCATATAAAATTATCGGCTTGCAACGTTCAATAGTTTTATAACCGCCTTGTGCAACAAAAGGTTCATATCCTTCTGCATCTATTTTAATAAAATCTACGTTTTCTAAATTATAAAAGTCTAAAGGCATAACAGGAATATTGCCTTCTCGTTGGCTAGGATTTACATGTGTACTAAAACTTTTATTAGTAGTTTTTATGGATACAGATTCTTCTCTAGCACCTAAACCTACAGGATATGCTGTTACATTATTACATCTATCTTTTAAATTATGAACCATACATTCATAAATTTTTGGATTAATTTCAAATGCATGTACATGCTCAAAACTTCTAGCTAATTGATATGCTGTTATACCTACATGAGCTCCTACATCAACTGCTACTCGCCATTTAGCACAATAACTCATTGCTGTCATTAATTCTATATTTTGGTAATTGTTAATATCTCCAGCGCCTTGTTTCTTTGCACTTTTTAAACAAATATCATTCTTTATAGAACGCCAACCGTCTATTTCATTATACATTATTTTCTACCTGATACTTAAATGTTATATCCCAAGCTAGTCCACTAGCAAATTCATCTCTTTTAAATTGACTGTGAGCAATATGTTCTAGCATTTCATTTCTATCAAATCCAAACTGTCCTTGCCAATGCTGAACTGCACTTTGTCCTAATACTTCAATTCTTTTTCCTAAACACAACGCTTCTACAACTGCCATACTATGATACGTAATAACTTTCTTTGCATTTGTCATAAGCGGCAAAATAGATTCAAAGCGTTGTCTACGTTTTCCTTCTTTTTCTCTTATAATTAATTTTTCTGGAAGACTATCATAATGTCGCACAGTGTCTCTACGCCACGTATCATAATCTTGTCCTAAGTATTTAAAGATATTACTATTGTTAGGCATTACTAAAAGGTTGTATTCGCCAGTGTCATTCCAATCTTGCCAAACCCTGTTGTCAATTTCAAGGTGTTGTATTCTACTATCACCTACTGGCTTACGTACTTTTGTATTCTGTAATGAATTGTAACTAACTCTATAATACTCTGGCGTTTTGTGTTTGTGATTGCCTATATATCCATTATCTAAATGAAAAAAATTTATGCGTTTATCTCTTGAAATTGTATCAAACACCCAATCATCAAACGGATGACTAAATGCTAGATATCTATCTAGTTGGATTTCTTCTGGACGTTCAATAGTAATAGTATCGTAATTACTGTATAAATTACCAAATAACTGTCCGCGTAATTGTTTTGATCTAGATGGTATTTGAAATTTATACGCTTGCATCTTCCATACCCGCAACTCTTAGTTTAACAACGTTAGTAATCTGCCATTGTTTTTGATCAAGACCTTTTAATAAGCCTAACCATTTGTTACGAAGTAATGCAAACTCATTAATGATCTTTTCGTAGTCAACAACGTCTGCTTCACCGTCAACATACTTTTCAACATCTCTACTAGACAAAGCACGTTGATAATTTTCAAGATATTTTTTAAAAAATGAACTACGCAACCTGCGTAGCTCAATATTTAGGTAATTTAAGATAGCTTCAATTTCTTGGAGTTGATTAAATCTATGTTCAACAATGCCGGGCATTTCTGCCGCGGCACGTTCAACGTTGCCTTTTAGTTTTACTTCACTTCGGGCATCAATAAGTTCATCTTCAAAAAACTTTATCGCTGTGGGTATTTTGTTTATGTCTCTAGCAACTTCAGAGTAATATCCCATTTAATCTTCCCAATCGTCTTCATCATCTACATCTTCTTCGTCAAGATCTAAATAATAATTAATTGCTTGATCTAGAATATCACAACTGCCTAGTGCATCTCTAAATGTTTGATCATCTGCTCCATAATCAGCACATGTATCTACATAAGTTTCTGCGACAGTATCGATAGTCTTTTTATCTATGCTATCTTTAAACGTATTCCACATATCCACAACTAAACTGCTATCCATAATTTTCTACTCCTCGATTAGTTCGACTTCAGTTGCCTCTTCTACCGGCTCTTCATCTTGGGTATTTACCATAGGCGCAAGTTTCTCGTTGTATTCTGACATAATCATATTCATCTTGTCAGGATCCATCCACGCCTTACGATAATCAAGATGCTCTTCACCTTTAAGATCGATATACTTGAGTCTGTTACCTTGTTTTTCTAACAAGCCTTTCTTTTCGAAAAGTTCAATAAGACCACTATAAGGATTCATACCTGTTTCGTATGGAATCTTTACTTGTACGCCTTCAAACGGTTTTGCATAACGAGTTTTCATTACTTTACAACCTGCTCTAATACCGCGTACTTCACTGATCTTATTACCAGCTTCATCTTCTTTTAGTTTTAACTTTTTCATTGCAACAACAATACTTGATGCATAGATAAAGCCTTGTCCACCACTGATCTTGTCATCTGGATCAAACATATCTTGTGATGCATATGTGTGGTTAGTACATACTAGTCCTACGTTATAACTACCAATCATGTTAACAGTATTACGTACAAGTGATGTTAGTGCTTTAGGCTTACGACCCATATCACCTTTCATATCACCTTTGTTAAACTGATCAACATCTGTTGGAGTTAGTAACATACCTAATGAGTCAACTACAAACAATACTTTCGGACGATCTTCGTCGTTCATTGCTTTATAGTCTGCCATAAATGTACTTACAGTTTTTGCTACATCATCAATCATTGACATGTTTAGTTTAAGAAGTTTATCTTCTCCTGTATCAACGTCTAATGCTTGTAGCCATGATTCGTCAAGTGCATTCTCTGAGTCAATTAATACTACAAAGATACCTTGATCTTGTGCGTGTTTTACAATGTTACCTGCACAGAAATAACTTTTACCTGCGCCTGATTCTCCTGCAAACACTGTTACCTTACCTAATGGAACACCTTTGTGGAAGTCACCACTAATAAGATAGTTTAGTGCATATGAGCCTGTACTGATCCAATCTGTAGGATCGTTAAAGCCACTACTCATACCTGTTATACTTTTTGTTAGGTCCTTACGGAACTTACTAACATCAAATGATTTAGCCATAGTTTCTCCTTGTTAAAAGCTAGTAGGGGATTTCTCCCCTACGAATCTTGTTTATTTTATGATTGACGTGCTCTAATCATTGACAAAATGTCTTCAGCCTTACCTGACGGTGCCGCTTCAGTTGCCGGAGCAGTTTCTGCTACTGGAGCAGGTGCCGCTTCTGGTGCTGGAGTTGCTTGTGCCGCTGGTGCCGCTGGTGGTGTTGCTGGAGCAGGAGTACCCGCTCTATTTTGTGGATCACCTGTTCTTGCCGCCATTCCCGCTGGACGGAAATATTGACCAAAACGATCCATGTCATACGCTTCACCATCTACTGATGCTTCAAACATTTCTTTCATGACCTTTACTTCAACTTCTGAAGGTTGTTTCGGAAGGAAGTCACTCATGTTAAACAAGCCATTAGTTTCAATAGCCTTCATTTCAACATCTGTCAATGGACGCTCTCTACGTGCCCAATTAGAAGTTGAATAATCAGCATATCCACCTTTGCTTGTTTTATTAAGACGGAAGTCTACACCAGCAGTATAATCTGTTGGTAATTCTTCCATATCCGGATCCATAAGAGCCGCTTTAATAATTTGGAAAATT